TTACTAGAATCATAATTATTCCAATATTGTTCAGCATCTACATGCTAGGTATTACCATTATAAGTTAAATTTGATTTCCAAGTAGGTATAGAAATTTTTTTACGGTTTACTGTAATTGTTACACTATTAAGATAAGTTAATCCGTTTTCGCTATAAGATATAAGGACTGCCTAACTTCCTATTGTATTTAAAACAGAAGTTGGTGTATAAATATAATTAGATACTATTGCAGTAGTACCATCAGTATAAGTCGCAGTAATTACCATGCCAGTAGGGTCAAAAGAATCACCGTATTCATATACTGTTTTAGTCGGTAATGTTGAGACAGTAATGCCTGATAAAGTAACTGCATTGGTGTTAATTCCACCCTATTCAAGTAAAATTACTTTGTTTGAAATAATACGTTCCTCCTTTCTTAATTTCTATAAATATTATATCATTTTTTTCATCATAATGCAACTGGAAATTATCTCTATATTTGTTAATTTTTAGTAGAATATTATTATCTTTAAATGGCCTAAGTTAGATAATTTATTATGCTACTTTTTCATATTTAATATGAAGGGAGAGATTTATATGGCACAAGAATTAATCACTGAAATTTTTGAGATTGTTTTAATTCCACTTTTAACCATTTTAACGAGTTTCTTTGTTAAATGGATAAATTCTAAGACTGAGGAAGTTACTTCTAATATAGAGGATGAAACAACTAAGAAATATATTGAGATGTTAGATTAGACAATTACAGAATGTGTAACTGCTACAAATCAAACATATGTAAATTCTTTAAAAGCTCAAGGTAGTTTTGACACAGAAGCTCAAAAAGCTGCTTTCTAGCAAACTTATCAAGCAGTTATGACAATCCTGAGCCAAGAGGCACAAAGCTATTTATCTTCTGCTGTTGGAGATTTAGAGACTTATATCAATCAAAAAATTGAGTCACAGGTTAATCAATTAAAGGTTTCTTAATAAAAAATAAAATGGGGAACCGCTCTTTAAAGGTAGAGCGGTTCCCCATTTTTCTGTTATATTTTATTAAAAATTTTTTTAAGTTTTTAGGACAAAATTAGTAAATTTATCCCATTTATTTTTTATATAGCTATGGAAGGGTTAGAGAAGAACTGTTAGAAAGAAGGAAATAAAATGTATACTAACTACTATCCATAGCAACAAACGCCATACCGGACATAGAACACTTATCAACAATAGCTATAGTATAATTTAAAAGGTAGGCCAGTATCCTCATTGGACGAAGTAAGAGCCACCACTATTGATTTTGATGGGTCAGTATTCTTTTTTCCAGATTTGGCAAATAAACGCATTTATACTAAACAGATTGGGATGGATGGCTCAGCGCTTTTCAATATGTATGAATTAAAGGAAATGCCCACAACTGAACAAATAAATAATAATATGGGCAATTACATAACAAGAGAAGAGTTTGAGTCAGCCATTAACCAGATCAAATCTGCCCTTCCGTAGATTCCTTCTACAAATGAATCTACGGAATATAATTTTTAAGGAGGGATATAAGTGAATATAAATCCAATGACCCTTCTGTAGATGGGCAGTAATCCTCAACAATTTGTGTTGAATATGTTAGAATCTCAAATGGCAGATACTCCATTAGGAAGTAATTTATTAAATTTAGCCAAGAATAATAAAACTGCGGAGATTGAACAAATTGCTCGTAATCTATGCCAATAGAAAGGCGTAGATTTTGATACCGAATTTAATTCCTTTAAGCAATAGCTTGGGATTAAATAATATATATTTTTAGGAGGCAATTTTTTATGTTTAACGAAGCAAGTGGTTATTCTTTATCTGACCTCGCCGCAGTAACTGGCGATAGAGATGGTTTCGGTGGGAGTAATGGAGGCGCATGGTGGATTATCATATTGTTCCTGTTCATGTTTATGGGCTGGGGCGGTAATGGTGCCTGGGGCAGCAATAATTCATCTGCTTAGGGAGCTTTAACAAGAGGCGAACTCGCGCAAGATATGAATTTCCAGTAGGTTGAAAATGGTGTTCGTGGACTCTCATAGGGTTTATGTGATGGATTCTACAGCAATAATACTACTCTTTTAACAAATTTTGGAAATTTACAGCGTGATTTGTGTACAGGCTTTAGTTCTGTTGCGCAGGGCTTTGACACTGTAAATCAAAATCTAGCAGACAATCGCTATTCTATGCAATCTTGTTGCTGTGATGTAAAGCAAAATATCCTGGAGAACCGTTATGCTGCTGCGCAGAATACCTGCGATATCACTAACGCTATTCATCAGGAAGGCGAAGCTACTCGCGCTCTGATTAATTCTAATACTATGCAGGATTTACGCGACCGTTTAGAAGCTAAGAATACTGAACTTTTAGGGGCAAACTTCTAGCTTTCACAGTGCTCGCAGAACCAGTATTTGGTCAATCAACTGCGCCCAACCCCTATTCCAGCATTTCCAGCATCTCAGTTATATGGTTATACCTATAACGGCTGTAATTGCGCTGCTTGATAAAGGAGATTAAGATTATGGAGCTTACAAGTAATGCTGTTCAGACAGTCTCTACTAATCAAGATATTTTATTTACTACAGTTGTAATTCCAGGCAACTGTAGTATGCTACATCGGGTTGGTAGCGGCTTAGTAACTTTACGTGGCTTGACGCAATAGTGTCGAGCTAGATACCGTATTACTTTTGGTGCCAATATTGCTATACCTACTGGTGGGACTGCCGGTCCTGCCAGTTTAGCAATAGCGATTGATGGTGAGCCAATAGTATCTACAACTATGATTTCCACTCCAGGAGATGTAGAAGATTTTAATAATGTTTCTTCTTCTGTATTTGTGGATGTACCAAAAAACTGCTGCTCTTAGATTAGTGTCATGAATGTAGGAGATTAGTCCATTAGTGTGGAGCACGCAAATATTATTATTGAAAGGGTGGCTTAACAGTGGAAAAACTTAAATGGATGAAAAAGACTTTAATGGAAAAAGTCGCTACTGAAATGAGCCATTTAGATTGCGTGGACGCCAAAGAACTTGGTGAAGCAATAGATATGATAAAAGACTTAGAAGAAGCTATGTATTATCATACTGCTATTAGGGCAATGGAAGAAGGTTCAGAATCTGAAATATATTGCCACCAGTCTTGCCGTGAGGGAGGCATGACCCGTGAGCATTATACTTCTTATGATACTACTTCTCGAACTAGCCACGACCATACTGATGCTACTATGATGGGTAAAAGCCCGCACACTAGAACAAAATATATGGAAGCTAAGATGGCACATGACGCAGAAATGGAAATGAAAGAGCTGGAAAAATACGCACAAGATTTATCCGACGATATAATGGAAATGATTAAAGAAGCTACTGCTGAAGAAAAGCAACTTCTTCAGAAGAAAATAGCAATTTTAGCCACAAAGATTAATACCTAACACAATAAGGGGACTTAGTTTAATTACTAAGTCCCCTTATTTTTTTTACAACTTATTCTCCACTTTTTTCTTTACTAAGTCATAAAGGTGATCGCCATTATGGTTTCCGCCTAAAGCGTTATACACATCATGGTCTTTATCTAGGTCTTTAAATTCTTCAATCGTGATTTCGTGTCCCTCTTCTAAGAGTCTCATACATTCTGCTTTGAACTATCTACCCTAGAGAGATAATACTCCATTGCGTAGAGCTTCCATGGCTGTCTTTAAGTCATCAATTTCACCCTGTAAGAGACTATCATCCTTTTGGGACTATTCAGTACTTTTGTTGATTTCTTCTTTAATTTTACTGTAAAATTCGTCCTATTGTTTTTGCTAATTTTCTTTGGTCAAAGTCCAAAAGCGTTTTAAGAACAAACCTCCGCCAGTAACGATTAAACCAAATACAAATTCAACCCAGTACTTTATGACAAATTCCACCATTGTAATCTCCCCCTTATTTGTCGAAAAATTTACCCTATCTAAAGGATAATAAAAAATAAAGGGGATACTTTTACTTAATCCGACCAGTCAAAGACTTTCTATTGCTTTAGGAAATAGTGTGTGCCAATACAAATACTATCTGATTCATCTTGAGATACCTTTTTGCCATAATTTTCCAGGACGTACTTTTGCGCATTTCGCTTTTGTTCCGCTCTCTATCGGCCTTTAATGCCAAGAGTAGATTTCCAAGAGCTAGCTAATACTGCCTCGTTGGGAATATTTAATTCAGTGGCCAATTCATAAATAATTCCAAATACTTCTGCCAAGGCTTTAAAAGTTTGGACATTACCGGTTACATTTCCCTAAAGCTAAATATCTTCAAAAATTAAATAATTGATATTATATTTAGAAATAAGGTTGGAGACCTTTTGGCGAATATCATAAAGACGTTCGCCAAGGTCCTTTCCTTTAGCGGTAAAGGTGCCGCTTTCCAATAATTTTCCATCTTCAAAAACAGCCCAACCTGAAACATTTGAAGCCTAGTCAAGGGCTAAAAGTTTTATCATCTTATCCCAGTGGAATTAAAACCACCAGCACCCCTAATAGTATCGTTTAATTTATCAACAACATTAAAGTCAACAGTCTCATATTTATGAATAACCATCTGCGCAATGCGGTCGCCCTTAGAAATAATCTGAGGAGAACTAGAATCATTATAAATTGGAACTAGCCATTCGCCACGATAATCTGAGTCAATAACAGCCACGCAATTAGCCAACCGCAGACCGTTCTTAGTAGCAAGGCCACTTCTAGGATAAATGCCTGCAAATGTTCCTTCAGGAAGTTCAGTAGCAATTCCTGTATGAACTTTAGATACCTCACCAGGAAGAATCATAATAGTTTCATCTGCATAAATATCGTAACCAGCTGCGGCCGCAGACCCACGATAAGGGACTTTAGCCGTATCTGTTAAAAGCTTAATATTCAATTAATTCACCTCATAAGAAATATCAACCTGGCATCCAGGCTCTTTAATATCGTTAAAGGCTTTAGTAAGAGTTACCTTGTAATAAGTATCATAAACTTCGCCCTTACTCTTTAACTCTTTATATTCGCAATTATACTTCGTAAGCTCGTAAGTATCATCTGCCTTGGCTTCCGCAATAAAATTCTCTACTTCTGGCTCACTATCTACTCTATAAACTTCTGTTGTACTAACTAAATACTTAGACATATTAATTTACCTCAATTTCAATTTCTTTATTATAAGTTGTTTTTGCGGTTTCACGGGCATTCTTTACGATGCCACTAATGTATTGTTCATTTCCGAATAAATGGACTTTAGAAACATTTTCTTTAAAACAAATATCCGGTAAAAGTGCTGCTAAAAAACCATTAGGAACTTTTACAGTCCCTCTTGGGGTCGTAATAGTCTGTTCTGCATCAAACATATTAACATAACAAACCAATTCTTTTTCTTTATTAGCTTCCATATGTCACAATCCCCATATCATAATTAAATAGCTGAAAATAAATTAGTTCATCATCCACTTTAATCCAAAATTCAATACCATGGTCAGTTTCCTCAATAGTATGAATTGGACCAAGTTCAGTTACGATTTCCATTACTACATCGCTAAAGGAATCTTCAACAATATCCTTTTTAAATAAAGTAAAGTAACTAATCTCTTTGCCATATAGCAGATAAAATTCACCATTATCCTGCGCTTGCCATTTTTGAATTGTCTGTTTGGCCTTTTTCAAATCATGCTTATTATAGGCGGGCAGCTATCCAATAATACTTTTATTAATATCATGAAGAGTCATTTCAACGCCTTTAGAACTGACTACTGCCTCATGCCATTCGCCATCTTGAAAAATATAACCTTTTTCTACATCGTCGCAGTAACAGACTTCGCCTTCTTCATGGTTTTGAAGCGCTAACATCTCAGCATATGTATTTGCTCGAATCAATAGAATTTTTCTCCTGTCGTTTATATTTTCTATTTAAATTATACCATATTTTTTGATAAAAGTCAAGCGTTTGGCTCCAAATCTAAGTCTTGAAAGTCATCTGGGTCATCTGTTTGGTCGTAATAAAAAGAACACGTACATCCAGGATGGTAAGGAGGTAATTCTACCTCTCCTACTGGATGCTCTCCGAACCAATCACTACATTCATCTGTGCCATCGCCCTCAATTACAATAATATCTGCTAAAGGCTCGACTTTATTCTTGATAACTTTATTCTAAACAATTTTAGTTTCATTATCTAAAATTTTTAAAATTTGTCTAAGTAGCTAATCTCTAATGTCAAACTTATTTTTATCAAGTTTATTTAAAGCTTCTTCTGTCTAATCCCAATGCTTTTGGATTCTGGCTTTTAAGGTTTGACCGTCTGCATTATAGGTTAAATCAAATACATCTTTAATATCAAAATCTTTTATTCTAGTATAAATGTTTTTGATTTCTTTTATTGTAATAGAAATAGTTTCAGTTAATTCTTCATAAAAAATATCAATTAATTCATCTACGCCATTAGCCCAATTTTTAGGATAATCTTTAATATAAGCAGCAATAACTTTTGCTATTGTCTCTTCATAAGGCTCTTCCATTTCAGAAAGCTTTTCTAATAGTTCCTTATGCTATCGGCGTAGGAGCTGTCTTTTTTCTTCTGTCATTTAAAAATCCTAACCTTTATAAAGAATTCTTTGATTACGAGAGCCTCGCATATGCAATGTAATATCTCTCTCGCTATCAATATATGGCCCATCAATTAGGCAATCTGTATTACTTAAAATATTATTTAAAAGAGAACTAGAGCCTTCCTCTAAAATTAATTCTTCATAAGTATATCCTGTCCAAATATAGACTTTCGTGTCGGGCAAATCTTTTTTCACTGATTCTATAACGAGGTTCGTTAAAAACAAATTATCTTCGCATAAAGGTTCTCCGCCCATAATGGCTAAGTTTCTTTTAACTCCATTTGCTCGAAGAGCTTGCTTTATATCAGCTATTGTTTCATAACTGAACTCTTTCCCACCAAAGAAATCCCAAGTCTCAGGATTGTGGCAATTTAAACAATGCCGGTTACATCCTTGAGTAAAAAAAGTTACACATATTCCAGGGGCAGCGGCCAAGTCGTTATATATAATTCCCGCGTATCTCATTTCTATTCCTCCTTATATTTCCAACTATAACCGCCATGACTTTTTAATTTACCTTTTAAACATTTTGTAATGGTAGAAGCGTCTAAGTTTAATTCCCTAGCGGCCTATTGTGCGCTATCCCATTCTTTAATTATATTATTAGTATTTTTTTCTAACTAATAAATAGGTATAGCGCCTCCTTGACGAGATTTAAACTTTTTTATCTCTCTATTATCATCTCTATATTTTATCTAATAGCCTTTGCAGGTCGGTCTTTTTTGATGTAAAACTTGCTAAATTGTAGAATAAGAAACTTTTATTGCTTCACAAGCTGTTTTAGCATTTTTATAACTTCTTACAAAGTTACCATTTAAATCATATAAACAAACTTCTTTCCCATTATAGCTTCCTCCGTTTTGTCCTCCAGGGGTGGCATTATATCCATTTTTGTATGAATCATAATAAGCAATCCAATATACTTCTCTTTCATCAAGTGCGTTATCTTCTACTTCTTCTAAGATAGAAATAGTAAAATTTTCAACTCCATATTTTCTTAATGCTCGATGAATTGGGAAGTCGTAATCTGGGTTATTAGGATTAGAGAACGCGCATTTGTGTTCTCTAATCCTCTTTTTTAAATTTACACTTTGCCCAATATAAATATGATGGTTGATATTATTTTCATATTTATATATAACACCCATTATTCGAGTCTCCCAGTATGTTTAACTCGCATTTCGGTTTCTTGGATCTTACCTTTGTTAAAAGCATCTTTATACGAACCTGTCAAATATCCAGTCACTCTACGTAATTGTTGAATTTTTGTTCCTCCACAGATAGGACAGACATCATTTATTTCATCTGTATATCCGCACGTTAAACAAGTGTCATTAATTGTATTTACAGCGAAGTATGGTATATCATGGTCCATAGCATAATTAACAATGGTTTCAAGTCCCTCTAAATTTTTCTTTACACTTGTATCTAGCTCAACATAAGTAATACAGCCCGCAGAACTATATCCAGTTAGTTGACTTTCAATATCAATTTTATCAAAAGGACTAACTTCCTTCCATACAGGAACATGAATACTATTAGTAAAGAAATCTTTATCAGATACGTTTTCAATTACACCATATTTATTTTTAAATTTCTTTAAAGCCGTATGGCATAAATTTTCTGCTGGGGTATAATATACACCAAAATTTAAATGATATTCTTCTTTAAACTGAGCACATCTATCCTTGAATAGCTGTTCAATCGTCTTAGCTAATTCCATGCCTTTTGCTTCTGTATGGTCACAGCCGACAAGAATCTGAAGTGTCTCAGCCAAACCAAGTTGTCCAATTGCTAAAGTGCCATGTTTTAGCGCGCTTTTAATTCCTTCTTCAGGAACATAACCAGCCATTACATTGTTCTCATACATAAACTTTGCACTAGAGGGGTCTTGCGCGCAAATCCAGTTAAAACGCTCCAGAAGCATATCCTTAGCTTCACAGATTTTTGCATCAAGTAAAGTCATAAAAGAACGAATTATAGCTTTTTCAGGCTCAACTTGAAAATCACTATTAGAAGCCATTTCTTTTGCCTCCATAGCCAACGTTGGCATAATAATAGTAACTGGGCAAATATTGCCTCTACCGTCTTTAAGCTGGCCAAAACCGTTAATATCCCAGCCATTGGCGGTCCTACAACCCATCGTTGAGAAGTATGTTCTAGGATCGTTAATATCATAGCCAGCATTACCGCTCCAATCAACATTCGCGTAATTAGGGTATAATCTTTGTGCTGTAGATTTTAATGCTAGCTGATATAAGTCATAATTAGGGTCGCCAGGTGCGCGGTTTACACCTTTCATACATTGAAAAATTCCACATGGAAAAATAGAAGTTTTATGAAGCTTTCCAAGTCCTTCAAGAGAGACTTCAAGAAGAGCCTTAGTTATCATCCTACCTTCTGGCAAAGTGCACGTACCATAGTTAATAGAAGTAAAAGGCAACTGATTGCCACTTCTGCTTTGAAGAGTATTGAGGTTATGATACATACCTTCAACTGCTTGATAGATTTCTTTAACTGTCATATCCATGGCGTAGTCATATGCCAATGGGCTATATTCATAATACGCACTATCATGTATTGACATTTCGCTCGTAAATCCATCAATATATTTTTCTTGATGTTCACAATACTTTAAACCATTAGCATAATGTTTATAAAAGCTCTTTCTTACATATGGGACCATAGTCCAATCAATATGAGTAGCACTCACGCCGCCGAACTGCTGAAGAGATTGAAGCTGGAAAATAACTGCAACAAGTTGGAAAGCTGTATTTACGCTATTGGCTGGCCGCACATCTGTTTGTCTGGTATTAAATCCTTTGGCGAGCAAATCATCAAAAGGAATTGACAAACAATTGTGCATACCGACAGCATAACTATCCAAGTCATGAATATAAATTTCATTATTTTCATGGTTCTTTCTAGCCATTTCAGAAACTATTTGAGTCAAAGCATAATTCTTTGTCATTACACTTGCGGCTTCTCCAATGCGCCCGCCGAAAGATTGTTCATCTACATTAGCATTCTGATTTTGGACATTACTAGCTGAAAGTTTTTCTCCAATAGCATCAAAGAAATCACTATGAAGATTTCTTACAACTTCTTTCTTATAACGATAACGAATATAAGACCTTGCGACATCTTTTCTATCGGAAGCCATTAAATAATCTTCTACCCAATCCTAAATAGTTTCAACTGTTATAGTTGCAGAACTTTCTAAGACCTTATCTTCAATATCTGCGGCAATATCTTTTGCAGTATCAGTTTCATATAAAGTTCCATCTATTTCGATAAATGCTTTGTTAATAGCATTTATGATTTTATCTTTATCAAAAGTAGCCAATGAACCATCACGTTTAATGATTTTAGCCATATATAGATACCTCCATCTTGTGTTTTGTTTTAAGTCGTCTACTATATTTTGTGTTTTGAGATAAAACAATTAATCTAAATTGGCCTGCAAACGCTAGGCGGCATCATTCAAATCACCACTGTTGTCAAGCATTGTATAATTAACAAAAGTAAAATTTAATAATTGAAAATCTTTTTCATCGGCTTGCCAACGACGTATAATCTCATTAACATCAGGATT